CTTGCCATTTGTTTTTACTGCTCTGCTTTGAAATAAAGACTTTCTCATTTTTTATATACTTTTTCTGATGCTGAAATACCAAATGAACCAAGAGTAACCCAAACAAATGAATTATATATATAATCATTTACCATCAACTCTATGCCAATAATACCCATGGCTAAATCCACTATTCCAAATACGCACATTAAAGCAAAAGAAAGAAATCCAATAATATTCTTTTCATTGTATTCGTTTTTATCTTTAAATAAATCCCACATTCTAACCCCCCTTATAGTTCTTCTTCTACACTAAATTTAACTGTATAAGCTCCTGATGCAATTTGCGAAAACTTTAAATCGTCTTTAGTAAATCTAACAGTAAAATGGTCTGTGCCTAATGTACCGCTAAAATCGTTGTCTTCGCTAAATAGAAAAGTATCAAAAGTTCCATCTGTAGCATCATGTAAATTTTGCAGTTTTGTTCTGTCTGCTTCAGAAATATAACTATATGTTAAATCCCATGACTTTCTTAAATCATGTTTTTTTACTGTATATTTTTTGCCAGAATATGATTTATTAACTACTATATCATAGTTTCTACCATACCCAACATTTAAATCCACATTAACAGACGGAGTATAGCTTGTAGATCCTTTTTTAAATCCTGCTGATGTTATAGCCATTATATCTCCCTCATTTGTATTTTTGTATGTCCTATGCTTCTGGAAACAGAAGTCGTAAAGAATTTTTTACCATCAAATGATTGCCCAAAGGGTGCAGCTATTTGATTAGTGTGACTCATGGCAATGACATCGCCAACATCTATATCAAAGTGCGATGGATTTACTATCTCTGTTTCTATAATAAGCTTAGGTACGCCCTGTATTGCATTGTAATAATTAGCATATCCATCATTTTTATTGCCAGCTCCCATGTTTGTACTGGTTATTGTTTTGCCTTCTTGTCCATTAACAATATTTCCAGTTAATATTTCTAAATCTTCAGTAATAACATTTTCATCGCTTTGCACATTGTATGCAGTTCTTGGATCGTTAGTAGTGTCTACACATTCTACCTCAAACAACAACTCGTCATTTATAGGGTTTCTTTGATGTTTTATAATTCTTTTTGTTTTAAGAGAATCAAAGTCGGTTAATGATATTTTTGTATTCTTTAAATCATCTTTGGTTAATGTTTTAGAAGCTGATACTGAGTTCGTAATATATAAATATTGCGGTTCGTTATCACTTGCTCTAAATCTAAAGATAAATCCCCCCTCTTTCTGACATTGGTCCAATATTTCTAACAAATCAGTTTCTTCATTTAAGTAATAAAATATATTCCATCCACTTCTTGCTGTGTTTAAAGCAGAATAGTTTTGTGGCGTAGAAGTTATTCCAGCAAACCTGTGTATTAAATCTCTATGCATCTGTACTATATTTGTTACGCTTGTACCCGCAGAATATGCCTGGTCTAAACCATCCGCTGGCGTATAAAGCCTGTCTACACTCTTAACCGCGTTAGAGTCTATTAAATTTTGTATATCTTTATCAGAGTCAGTAGCATCTATTTCTGTATTTATTTCTAAATACATATCAAATACTTTAACAGTAAGACCATGCGTATCTCCACTACCTTGACCTATATTGCCAGATGAAATAGCAGAAAATGATAAGGTTATATTTTCTGGAACTCTGGATGTTGTACTTGAAAAGTTGCTTGTGCTTAATAAATCTATTGTAATATTACCCGCACTTCCCATAACTGCTGCTTGATCTGCTCCATTAACTGCTTCGCCTACAACTCCATTAATATATGCTTTATATTTAAATATTAAGTTTTCATTTCCCCCAGTAGGTTCATCAAAAGCTGTAATTTGATATTTAAATTTTAAGTTACATTTTTTAATAGAATGCTCTTCTCTGGGCAAGTCTTGCAAAACAAAACTTGCTCCAACAGCAAAATCATCACTTGCACTATGAGTAAGTGTAGCAAATGTTGAATCGCTTGTATCATAGGCATTTGCAATATTGCTTGTTGTAGAAAAAGTAGAAGAAGTTTCTACTGTTTGAGGTCTTATAAAGTATCCTCTTTTTAAATTTAAGGGTGCAGTTAATATAGGCTTATTATTATTCTCTTCGCCCTCATATAAATTTATTGAGTTTTCTGTGCTATAAACATTGTTATCTAATAATAAAGGACAAAATAAAGGGAATCCATTGCTGTCATACATATCTTTGATTGGATAATGCAATTTACCATCATCTATCCCAGTTGCCATTGCAACTGAATATATATCTGCGCCATCTGCATGAGCTGCTAAAGTAGTTCCTGCGTACGCTCTTATTACTGTTATAGAAACGAATGTTGATGGAACAAAAGCAGATGCTGTTATTAGCATTTTTTCACTATCTATTTGTATTACTTTTCCAACTTCAAATGCAGTAGGTATAGTTCCATTTATAATTTGAAATGTATTATCGGTAACATCTGCTAATAATGATTGGTCACCAATTCCATCAGTATCAAATCCAGTATCAGTAGAGCTTCCTGCACTTATTTCTTGAAATGCTAAACAGTTAAACTGTTCATTGTTTAAACTATCAACTTCCAATGGAAAACATCTTGCGCTATCAATAAATCCTGGAATAGATATAGTTGAAACCTCAGATGTGCCAGATCCATAAGCTATAGGAAAAAATTTACCAGATTTGCTTGTAAATTTAGGAATCTTCACAAAATCAATAGGTGTTTTTGCTGTGATAGTTAAAGTGACTGTTTCATCATTGTTAATTGAAGCAGACTTTAATCTACCAGTATAAATGAGAGTATCTGATACAGAATTAATTCTTGATTTAATAGTAACATCTCTATTTATGTAGTGAGCGCTCCCCCCAAATATTTCTGCAGATAGCTTTGGATCGTTTGTAATATTGTTGATTGTGCCATTTAAACATGTAAGCGTAACATTACTTGTCCTGGATGTAGATTCTTCTAAATCTATGCTTTCTCGAATAGTAGGCTTATTAATAATATAGCCATGATAACCTGAAGAATCAGTATTACCAAATTCTTTTGTCGAAAGCCTGATATATCCTGATGCGCTGTTGGATATTTCTACAATGTAGTGTTCGTCTAATGCCATTATGCAAGATTTCTCCTAATGGATCTGTCTATTTCAGGAATTAGATTATCTCTAACAAATTCTTCAGTTCCAATAACATTACCCATTATATTAACTGTAACTTCGCTACCCTGAGGCCCATCTATATTAGGACTGCTTAATGGCGTAACATCTACACGCTCTCTCCCCCCTGGATTATCCCCCACCATAATACTTTGTGGACCAGAAGTAATAAAAGAACCACCTGTTGCGAATGCTGGTTGTTTTTGTCCTGCTATTAATCCAGCCTGAATCCCAGATGATATTTTTAAACCTGTAATCAGCGCTTTACCCTGTGCAATAGCAGTTTTATCACCAGCTGCAAAAGCAGCTTTAGATGCAGCTTCTATTTCAAACGATGCTCTTGCAAGCGTCATAAATACTTGCGCTATTTGACTAAGCTGCTGTAATCTAAAAGCCATTCTTTGCTGTTCTGCAAACTTAGCTTTTATATCGTTTTCCATGTCTTGTCTTTGTTCAGTAGAAGCATTTCTAAATTTATCTGTTTTCTTTAGCGCTCTAATTTCGGCATCCATATTGTTTCTAATCATATTAGAAAACGCTGACTGAATACCATTAAACATGTCTAACATACTTTGAACTCTTAATTCATTAAAGTTTCTGATTGCTTCGCTTTCTTCTGTTAGCTTTGTTAAAAGACCTGCAGCATCTTCATCGCGTAGCTCTGCCATTCTTTTATTAAACTCTTCTTCATTTCTTAATTTTAAATCTCTAAAGAAGGATTCAATAGCTGCTATTTTTTCTGCTCTTTCTCCTGCATCCTTTATAAGGTTTGTTTGGCCTAAAAGTGAAGATTTTCTGTCCTGTAGCTGTAAATCATTGCGATGTTTTTCTCTTAATGCTGTTAATGTTTCGTTTTTAAGGACTTCATTTTTTAGCTCATCTGCAGTTAAAGTTTTCTGTAAATCTCTTTTAGCAAATTCGTCTGCTAAAGCTCTAACCCTAAATTCGCTTTGTTCTTTTGCAAAATCTCTATTAAACTTTTCCAGCTGTTTTTGTAACTCTAACTGAGCTTCTAATGCTTTGTTGTGGCCTTCTATTTGTTGTATTAGAGATATTTCTTCATCTTTTAATTGTCTTGTCAAAACTGCTTGCGCTCTTTGTACATCATTGTTGGCTTTTAAAACAGCTAATCTTTGTTCAAGCTTTATAATATTTTCAGCAGCATCTTTGTTTTGTTTTTCAAAAGCTTCTGCATCTCTTACTTTTCTTAGCTCATCTAAATATTCCTCAAAAGTCAATACACCATCTTTAATTTGATTGTCTAAATCTTCTGCTGCTGCGGTTTGATTTCGTAAAGCTTCAAAAATAGTTGCAGCACTAATGGCTGCTATTACAATAGCATTGCGAGCTAATTGTGCATTTAGACCAGCAAGAGCAGTTCTAAAAGCAACTGTTGTTCCGACTGTAGTTCTGTAAGAAAGTGCTAAAGCAGCTAATGCTCCTATTTGATTGAATATAGATTGCGTTAAAGCAGCAAATCCTGTTACTATTAGAACTCTAATTGCGCTAATAAATCTTCTAATCGCTGGATCATTATCTGCAAAAGTCTTAAAAAATCTTGTTACTTGTTTAGCTAATTGAATAAATGTAGGCGCAAGTTCTTTACCAACTGTTGCTTGAAATACAAATATAGAGTCTTGCATATTAGATATAGATTGAAATAGTGTACCTTCCAGCTCTTTAATACCATTAGCAACTTTTCCTTCTGGATCTGCTAAAGCTTCCAGCATTTTAATTCTAAACTCACCCAATGATAACCCTGATTTATTTAAAGTTTCATCAAGGCTATTAAACTCATCTATAATAGTTAAAATACCAGTTTCTCTAAATACATCAGCAGCCCCTCTACCCCCCGCAAATGCTCTACCGAAGGCATTGGCCGCTTCAGGTACTGTTCTGCCCATTATGGCCGCAAGATTGGCCATTACAGGTATCAATGGCTCTGCTTTTGCGCCAAACGCTTCTAATTGCACACCCCCCTGAACAATTTCTTGTACAGTAAATGGAGTTGTTGCTGCAATTTCCATAAATCCTGCTAATTGTCTTTTTGCTATCTCAGCACTTTGTGACATAGCTCTAAGCCTGGATTCAAATTGTTCTATTTGTCCAGCAGCTCTAATAAATCCACCAAAGGCTGTTGCCGCTCCTGCTGTAGCAAAAGTAACAAGAAGCATTTGGTTTCTTATAATACCTAAGTTTCTTCTTAGTCCTTCGGTTTCAACTCTAAGTCTGTTAAAAGACTTCTTGCCTTTTTTACCAGTTTTTTCAAATTCAATTCCAAGTTTTTTTAAGTCTGCTTTTACTTTTTCAGCATTCTTAGTTTCAAACCGAATCTCTAATTTTTCAAGTTGTTGGGCCATTTTCTTTCTTTGATTTATACATTTCGCATTGTGTATGCTCTCTATCTATCGTTCGAAAGATGACTAATTTGTCATAATCTTCATTCTGTAGATCATTTGTTAGGGGGATGTTAAAAGATTTAATAAAATAATATTCTTCTAAATCATATTTAAAATCATGGTCATAGAAAAAAGTAGGGTTGCAGAAGTGCGGTAGGTATACATAGAAATTGTTTCCAGGGGTAAACTTGCCAGTAGCATCCATTTCATAAATTCTATCTACCTCATTCCAAATCTCTTTAATATTATATTTTATTTTTTTATTAAGAGTAGGTGAGAACGCTTCGTAGTATTCGTCTGGTTCTTGAAGTATAGGATAAACTGATTCTGGATAACCAAAATAGTTAAACCAGACTGCTATTCTGACTTTTTGGTCTTTTTTTTATTGAGGTTTTTAAGATGGGTATAGATTTCAGCTCCTATGTCATCAATTTGATTGTCATCATAATCAGCTAAAACTGCTTCTGAATTAGGTATTGTTTTACTAATAACCCAATCAATCATTTCAACATATTTACCGAAATCCATAGTTTCTCCATCAATATTTGCTGCTTGGATTTCTAATCTGTGAAGTTGTCTTCTTTCTTTGAAAGAAAGAGGTTTTACATCAAATTCACCATGTTTTGTTTTGACTATTACCATTACTCAAATATTAAATATAGTTATCTTAAAAAACAACTATATTTTAATAGATAACGCTGCTTTGTCTTGCGCGTTAGATTCACTTGGATCTGCTAAGCCTTTCAAAGATAAATCAACTAACATTGCAGCTCCTTCATTGAGAGCATAGTTTGTTATAATTGAATTATGCATTTCAAAACTAAACTTGTTATCTGTTCCTGCCTCTATAGCTGCGCCAGTACCTATTGTAGTAACAGCTCCCCCCGCTGCTTGAGTTCCCCCAAATGCTGCGTCTAATTCTAATGAATTAGCATCATATTTCATTGTCACATCACAATTAACTGAAATTTCTGGAATAGCTCTTGATATTACTTCAAAGTCATTGCCAGAGTATCCATGAAAATTAGCTGGGTTTTCTACTGTTAGTGAAAAA